GGTTCCTTTTGTAAGTGTGCAGGTCACTTTCGCCTGTCTGGAGCTTCTGGAATATCCGTTCCTGAATATAATTTCCTTTTCAGGCGGTGTCATGTTGCCTATTCCGTCTATGCCTCGAAATAGCCACTGGCACCCAAACACACTTTCAAATCTTGAATCATAGTACGATTTTATCTCTCGATATTCTTCCGTCTTTTCTCCAGCCAGAATCATATCGTACCATTTTTTCTTAATCGGCAATACCAGCATATCATCATCTCCTTTGCTTTTTGTTTCAGACAATTTATTTATATCTTCTGTCGGGCAGAAAAACCACATCATTATCAGCAATGCAATCCACATTGAACCATAGTTGAATCTGCTTATATCCCCTCGTATTAAAATCATAAGTCCACATATAAACCATGGCAGACAATTCCAGTGCTTGTAATAATATGTTTTCAGCCGTTTTCTGAATTTTTTCATGCTGCGCTCCTATTCCCTCCAGAACTGTTCTGCTTTGAATCTATCGCCCATGTCCATGAAATAATCATACAGAAATTCTCTCTGCTTCTTTGTCAGCACTTTTATGTTTGTGACAATGTAGCCACCGGTTCCAGAGGGATTGTGTATCAGGCAATAACCTTTTACATCTGCCAGAAAATCACGATACAATCTCATTTCTTTTGTACCCAGTTTTTCTTTTCTCCATGCTCTGTACTCTGTTTCAAAGCCTTTCTTCTCGCAGATTTCCTCTGCTGATTCTTCATGCTCTCCGAATGGGCTTTCTGTAAATTCCCCGGTTGGAGACAGCCAGCCGAACTCCTTTGTTACAGCTTCTTTAGGTTTTATGCCGCTTCCCGGCAGGATTCCGTTGTCGAGATTTTCCATGTGCTTTCGCAGTTTTTCTGTATCAATTTCACGGCTGATTATCTCCTCGTAATTAAGGGGCTTGCCGTCCTCTCCGTCTTTCAACATTACCATACGGCAGGTTCCCCATTCCATTTCGGAAAATCCAAGATTAAAGCAATCCGTGACATAAAACAATCCAATCTTAATTTCAGGATTTCTTATTATCTCAACCATGTCTATAAAATTCTTGTTTGCCAACGCTTCCCATACCAGATGAATGTAATAGACTATATTCTTTTCAAATGATTCGCACCTGCCGCCGGAGTTGATATTTACCGTAGTATCGCAGTAATCATTCTTGCAGTGGTGCTTACATTCTGTGTTTTTGCATTTTACTTTTCTTGCCATAGTCGCCTCCTACTTCTCTGGGAACTGATACACGATATTCTTTCTGTATATCGCCGGTCTTTGTGACCGTTCCCAGAGTTCCAATGTCCTCAACCTTAATCGTATCTCCAGCGTGTACTCTCATACTCTCAACTCCTTATCCTAAAAATTCCTCGAACCGCTTCATATCCAGCGATTCCATTCTGTCAAACAGTAAATCCATAATCGGGCTTCCTGACGGTAACTGGTTGAAAACCTCGATACATTCATCAAATGACAGCTTCTGAACCAGTGCTTTTGCTCTCTCCATATGATTACCTCCATGAGCTGTAAGTCAGTACGCTTGCCTCGTCAAAATCCATTCCGCTTGCCAGCAAGTCGTTGCAATCCTTTTTGGCTTCTTTGTGGTTTTTGATGAAGTCGTAAACCTCATTCATTGTTACGCCCATTTCCTTTGCTTTCGCCTCTGCTCTTGTCATATCGCCGCTCCTCCTTGTGAGTTATATTTTTGTGTTCCTTTATTATGTTATAATTATAACTCACTTTTAGTAGTCTGTCAATATATTTATTTCACTTTTGAGAGTTTTTAAGGCAAAAAAATATACGCATCAGCTCTCTGACTTACTTTTGAGAGTTAATTCATATCCCAGATTATCCAGTATTGATTGTAAGATATTTAGCCGGATTTCCTCTGGTTTCCTTGAAATATACTGATTTAGCGACTGTCTGCTCATTCCCAACTCTGACGCTATCTGTGTGTGTGTCTTGCCTGATTCATCAATCAGGGCTTTCAATGTTTCTTCAACCTTAATCATCAGAATTTGCCTCCTCTCCCATGATTCCGCACTCTGCCAGTTCCTCCGCTGTAATTCCGGTTTCTTTCATCAAGAACTCTGCGAACTCCCGATTGTAAATATCCTGTCTGGCTTTTCTGATAACCTCTGCCATGTTTGCAATCAGTGTCTTTGCTCTGGCTGTCGTCATTTCCGATTTTTTCTGTGCCGTCATGCGTAACGCACATTCGGTACACATTTTCCCTGAAAACATATCCTCTGTAAATCCGGGCGGTAACTGCCTATCCCAGCACTCGGCTCCGCACTTCGGGCAGGTACTCTTTTTCCATGTGTCGTTCGCCGGATATGGAATATTCTTAACCAGCGGTAACATCAGGCAGCCGCCTCTGTCAGTCGTCTTTCTTGGCTCTATCTTAATATTCATCAGTACACCTCCTCGAATCCAATCAAATCATACTGCAATGGCTCTCCGTCATCATCAAATGAACATGGCTCTAAAATCTCTTTTACCTCAAATTCTGGCTCGTCCGAATCTTTCCACCATGCCGTCATTGTTTCTCCATTGCTTGTGTCTCTGTTTACGCAGATACATCTTCCATCCTCCAGCTCGTAAATTTCTACCAGCCAATGTCCCTCCAGATGTCCCAAATCTCTTTTAATCTTCATGTCGTTTTCCTCCTAATCTCCTACATAATAGCTGCTGTACCAGAATCCACCATTTTCATCTCTCCAGATTGTAATATCGTGGAACGGCTCAAACAAAACGCCTAAACAGGTCATTCCTGTGGCTGGTCCTTTCAGCTCTGCGGCTTTGCAATATGCAGCTCTCAATTCGTCTGTTGTAACCTTTTCTCTTTCCGGTTCCTGTATATCGCCATTAAAAACCTCGTCCAGAACTTTGCTTATCTCATCCATGCTTGCCTCCTTATGCGTAATAGCAGGTCAGATTCCATGCGTCGCCCTGCTCATAGTAAACGCCGTACTTTTCAAAAATCTTATTGAATCGCCGTACCAGACCGCCCAATGCGTAGCCGTTTATCATGTGATACACCGGTCCCTCGAAGCTCATACTCAAAATGTGGTCGTCTGCCACATACTCAAAATAATCTCTCGGATTCTGGTTATCCTCAACGAACAGCTTCTCCGGGTCGTTGTAATAATATTTCTTCGTCTCCGGGTCTCTGGTTGTGAATCTCTTGCCGTTAAAATAAATGTCCGTATCCTGCCAGATTCCATGCTCCAGAAGAAATGCCCGGATTTCAACCGCCATTTTCTCAATCCGTTCCTCTGTCAATCTTTTTGCCATGTCGCACCTCCTAAAAATTGTAATCGTAGAACTCATGTCTGCCTTTGCTTAATGTTAAATTTCCGGGCTGTCCGTATCTCTGGAACTTATCTGACCAGCGAAATGTTCGTACCTCTCCTTTTTCGTCTGGCTCGTATGTGTAGCTCTGCTCGCTCTGGTTCGTGCAGTGTGCCGCAAATCCACCCGGAATAAATTCAGGTTTGAAATCAGGATTCAATGTAGCTTTATCCCTGCGGACTGTTACGGTCTTTGCGGTCACTTTAATAACCGTTGCGGCGTGTCTGTCGCTCCAGAGGTTGATTGTTACACCGTCGCCAACCTTTACGGTGGCTGGCGTTAATGCAGTTCTATTAAAAATTGTGATTCTCTCAATAGTTCTCTGCTCTACCATGTCTGCAAGTTCTAGCTTCCCATCTTTGCGGTACCGCTCCGCTCTCTTGAACCCCTCTATGATTTCCTCACAGTGCAAGATGTATCTTGCGTTTTCCGGTGCTACCTTTGCGATAAATGCACTGTATTCTTCTCTCGTCATTCATGTTCCTCCTCTCCGATATATTCAACTGCTATGTGTGCTGACATGAAGCAGTCTGGCTCTCCGTCAAAATCGTTCCCTGCGGCTGAATTTAATGTGTCGCCTCTTTCTTCGCAACATTCCCTCGGACTGCAACAATCTGTATTCTTCCATAGCTTTCCGTTTTCGTCCTCATACACATATCTGCCCCAGCTATCACGCCCCAGATATTTCAGGTGCAAGGTCTTTGTCTTGGCTGCTACCAGCTCATAATTCACAATATCGAAATGTCCTAACGGTCTTGCGTACTCAATATAACCCCACGCCTCTCTCTGAATTTCCTCTGCATAAGTTTTATTGTCGAAGTTGTATACCGTCACTATTCCGTTACCATCCGGCTTCGGGTAACTTCCCGGCATAATCGGTCTCTGTGTGCTGTAATATCTGTAATTCATTCTGCTACCTCCTGTTCTACTGCGTCTGGATAATGTGCAATCACATCTTGTTTTGCTTCCTCCAGTGTTGTAAATGGACCGGTACCGGCGGCACCCTTGCCCTTGTCCTCGTCATAAAGGAAATGGTTATGAAATCCGTTTACTTCCTGAATGATTGCTATGTGATTTATATATCCGTCATCCATATTCATTGTCGAATGGTACATAGCTTTGACCGGCGACAGCCCGAATACTTCATCTCTGATATGCAGGTCAATGTCTATCACTGTTTCAATGTCGGCTCCCAGCCGTTCCAGTTCCTTGTATAAATCTCTTACTGTCTGGAAATCTTCGCCTGTCTGATAGTATTTCCTGTCTGCCTCTTTGAATTTCTCCAGAACTTCCTCGATTGCCTCTTGTCTAATTTTCTCGGTTATCAGTTCTACATTTCCTCTCATTCCTTGAAGTGTAAACATGGCTCATACCTCCTATAATTTGAATAAATCTACATGGGAATTGCAGAATGTAGATGTTTCTCCGCTCTTTAATGTGAGTATCAGGTACTCCTCGAACTCGTCTACTGTATCAAATCCCATAGCTGCTATTTCTTCATCTGGAATCTGCTTTACTTCGTAGCCTTGAATGTCGTAATTGACCTCTGCTACTTTCTGTGTGCCGTCCCAGTATTTAACGCCGTCATACACCTTTAATTTCACTTTCATAAGACTACCGCCTTTCCTTTGTTTTATGTCTTTCTTTATTATGTTATAATTATAACTCACTTTTAGTAGTCTGTCAATATATTTATTTCACTTTTGAGAGTTTTATTTTATCGGAGCTTTCTTTAGTGAATTGTCGATTTGAACATAAGTATTATATATAAATATATATATGGTATTAGGTATATGTTCAGCGACAGTAACGGTAACAGTCACTGCAACTGTCACTGTGACACTTATATTTTTAAGGTCGCATTATTATAAGAAGAAATACGCTCTGCTCTTTGAAAATTTGTACTGTCACTGTGACAATAACGGTAACAGTCACTACGACAAAAATTTAGAATAACTGTTCACATAACTGTGACTGTCACTGTGACAATTACTGTGACACGCCATGTTTTTATGGAATTTTGCAATAGGTTTATTGCGTTTTGAAGTTAATAGAACATATTGTGACGGTAACGGTAACTGTAACTGTGACAATAACGGTTATGATTTGCAAAATATTAGGAATGTTATATAATTAACTTAAACTAATGCGAAAGGGGATTTTGTATGAGAAAATTCTTACTGATACTTTCACTTCTGGCATGTGTAGCATTATCTGGATGTGGTTCTGGAGAGAACAACAAGACCAGCTCTGCTGACGATTCCATAAAGGGAAATGTGGAAATCAAGGACGAAAACGGAAGTGTGCTTGTGACGACTGATGATATTTCTTCTGTATCGTCCGGTACTGATAATTCAGAGCCTTATGTAGAACTTGTTTTGAATGATGACGGAAAAGACGCATTTTTTAAAGCTACTACCGAAAATATTGGAAAATCATTAAGCATTTATGTAAATGGTTCGTGTGTTTCCAGACCGACTGTAAGCAATGCGGTAGCCGACGGCATAGTCCGTATCACTGGCTTTGATTATGAGGAACAGGCGAAAGATGTTGAGATAAGCATATTATCTGGAGATGTTCAAAATTCAGCCATAGACGAAATCAAGGCAGAACGAACGACTGACAATCCAGTTATCGGTCGTATTTATATGGTTGAGGGTACGGATAGTGATTTTGAATTTAATGTTGTGAGATTCTATGATGATAATACTTTTCAGGGTATAAAATTCACATCTGATACAAAATATGCCAGTTTCTACGGCTCCTATGAATTAAGTGACAATGCTATCACTTTGAAAATGTCTGATAAAAGCTACTCTGGAGCTGTCAAAGAAAGTGGTTCGGAAATCCGTTTCGGTAATTCTTCATTCACTGACTGGACGGATAATGTCGGTCCGACAGACCCTATGCTTTCAGTTTTTCAACAATAAAAAAAGACCTCCCTACCATGATTGCATGATAGAGAGGTTTTCTTTTTGCCTATTTGTGCATTATCTGCGCATAATGATTATTAACAAAGTCGGTTTACTGCCGCCTGAACCTGTGCGTAGTTATATCCGGCAGCTTCAAGGCGTTTCTTCCTGTCGGCACCATTGCCCCAGTCGCCCCTTAAAACTTCTTTTGCTACTTCCTCAACAGATTTCTTTGCTGGAGTTGCTGGCTGTGAACTTCCAGATGATGAACCCAGAACGGTTACATACTCTTTATTCTCCAGATAAATCCAACCGGCACCGGACTTCAATTTGCCCCAGCCGTCGTTTACCTCTGTGATAGTGAACACGCCTTTTCCGGTCTGTCCTTTCACATTGTTACCCATAGACGGATTACTGCGGATATTCAGGTCTGATACAAGTACCTTTACCTGAAATGGGGTTGCCGGGAAATCTCCGTTTGTTCCTGATGAAGCACCAGAGTTTCCAGACGAAGCTCCACCGTTTAAGATTTCCTTTACCCTTGTCTTGAAAGCCGCCCACTCCGCATTACCAGAACCAGCCATTTGTGCCGGGCAGTTCTTTCCTGTCACATCATAGTGACGGAGTACATAGGTGTCTACCTCTGCGGCTGTGATTCCAAGCAGATTGCAGATGTACGCACACAGGTAAGCAGCGTTCTCCTTTGTCTTGTCGGAGATTCTGTAATTACCGGCTGTGCAGCACATTTCGATATTGACACAATTTGCATTTCTGCATGAAGCGTGTTTGTATGACTTCGCTCCTACGCCCCATGCTGTATCTTTGAGGGCTACGCTCTGGCGAATCTCTGTATCGTCTACAAAGAAATGAGCCGACGCATTTCTGCCGGCTCCTGCAAAGTAGTTGGCATTTGCTCTGGCTGTGTCCTTTGAATTTCCTGTGTAGTGCATAGCCACGAATGCTGCATTTCTGCTGGCGTTGCTGTTGTAGTTGTCTGCATTACACTTAATGTTGGAATCTACATTGATTCCGTTGATTGTGGCTGAAATAAAGCCTGTTGTAATTGTCTTTCCCATAGATGACTTACCTCCTGTCTTTTTTGCGTACCTGTCATAATATTTCTGACCGTATGAAGCACGCTTTTTCTTAACACTTTCGCTCTGGTCTGCCGGGCGTTCATACTGTGTAAGCACAATATCCGAAGCCTCTCTGACCGATTTTGCAGCTTTCAATTTTGCCAGCACCGCCTTGTAGCCTGTGCTTAATTCCTGATACAGAAATTCAAGCTGTGATTCCAAATCTCCGATAGACTGATTTCTGGAGCGTACAAAAAGGAGCAGGTTTTCTTTCCTGCTCCAGTAAGTCCACTGTGCCAATCCATAACCGGCACTGTCATGTACGAAATTTGTATAATCTCCATTGTCAACGGAAGTTGTGTATGTGTCGTCTGTATATCCCAGCTTCTTTTCAAAGCTGTTCTGCAAATTCGCAGGTACAAGACCTGATTCTGCATACAGATTTCCCATAAGCCCGGAAACGCCGAAAGCGTTCTTTATCCTGCCGTAGAGGAAATTGTAGATTTTCTCCTCTATGCTGTTTCCTGTAAGAGCCATGATTGCCTCCTATTCTGCGGTACCTTTATCGTCTGCCGGTACTGCGTCCGTTGCCTCGATTGTGATTCCTGAATTTTCTGCAATCTTCATCTGCTTAACTGCCGCCTCAATCAAAATGTCTAGCTGTTCATCAGATATTGAGATATTTTTTTCAATAAGCAGCTTTTTCAGGAACTCTGTTACATACGCTTTTCTGTCCTCGCCTGATTCAGACCATAAGACCTGCTGGGCTTTCAAGACTGCATATTTCGTCCACTGTGCAATCAGCTCCAGTTTGCTTGCACCGATTTTATTCTTCACAAACGGTACAAGGTATCTGGCAATAACCAGTGCTGCAACCATAACCACAAGTTTCACAATTTCAAAGATAATCTCATTCATCTCTGTTATCCTCCATTTCTCTGTTTACCATGCCCGGCACTTCCTGATAGTCGCCGGATTCTTTCTTTGCCTCTGCTTCATCTTCCTTTTGCCATGTCCTATCCTGTCTTTTATCCTTTGTGGTCCTTATCCAGCCGCATATTCCGCATTCGCCGATAGTGGCTGCAATAACCGCACAAGCATAGGTTTCAGGAATCGCCGCATAATCTCGGAAGATACATAACATCTGCCAGTTGAACCAGACAAAAAATGCACCAACCAGAATTAAAATCAGGTTCAGGGTGCCAATCTTTTTTACCAGCTCTTTAATCCACCTGACAGGGTGGAAGCCTCGCTTTTTCTCTCTCATGTACGCCTCCTACATTCCAATCTGCGTAAAAATGAAGCCTACCACGATACCGATAACCGCAGTAGCCACATACCCTACGACTTTACGCCACATTTCGCCGTCCCTGTTTTCTAACGATACAAGGCGTTTACTCTGTGTTTCCTGCTCCTTAACCATGCTTTCAACGCTCTGTGCCAGTTTCTCTATGGAAACTGTGAGGGCGTTAATCTGCTTGGTGCTTTCCTCCAGAAGCTCAATACGCTTGTCCTGTCTTTTGTTCTCCTCGTCAAGACGCTTTTTGTACTCCTCGTACTCTGCTCTTGCAATAGGTTCATCTGCCATGGCTACCTCCTTTCTCAACTTTCCAGAATATTGAGATAAGCGGCATAAATAATCGGTATATCTTCTTTCTGGAGGCTGTATTCATTCATTACATCTCGAATAGCGGTACAGAAAATGGCATCCGCTGTCTCGTCTTTTCCGGGACAATACGAATGCCATATAAGGTGGTTGTGCAAATTCATCAACCGTTCCTCATTTTCTGGTACCGTCGGATTCAGATGCAGTTTCTTAGAGGCTTTCTCCAGCCTGTCATAGCTGAAATATTCCTCTAGCTGTGGTAATCTCTTACTCTGCATCTGCTTCCTCCTTGCTGGTAACTACTGTCAGTTCTGCTTCAAGCTCATTGATTTTGTCTCTAAGCTCCTGACGCTGTACCTTTGTTTCTGCGTAATCTTCGTCAGAAAGAGCTCCGTCAGCGTGTTTCAACGCCTTGTAGTCGGTAGCAGCAAGAATCTGTTTCAGTCCAGCAATTTCAGACTGAATCTCCATAGCTCTGTTATCCATAAAGCGGCACCTCCTCTCTTTGCCAATTTTCTATGAAAAGTCTGTCAAACAGACGGTTCATACTGTGAATAGTCCTGCGTGCCTGTTTCTTTTCCATGCAGCCACGCCATGACGCATACGAACACCGTATATCCTCGAAAGATAATTCTCCGGCTAAAAGCTTCCGGTACTGGCGTACCAGCTTTCTTCTCTGCCTTACGACTGCTTTTCTGCAAGGCTTTCTCAAAATCTTTCCAGTGTCCGTCAGATATATTTGTGTTTTCAGGAATGTAAAGCCATGTGACAGCTTTACGATTCTTGTCTTTTTCTCATTTAGTTCAATTTTCAGCTCCGCACATATTCTGCGGATTTCATGTAAGCAGTACTCCAGATACTCTTTACTTTCATGTATCAAATATCCGTCGTCCATGTATCGTGCGTATTCGTGTATCTGTAATACCTCTTTGATGTAGTGGTCTAATCTGTTCGGGTAGGAAACGGCTATTGTCTGGTTGTCCTCACTTCCAAGACCTAACCCTTTGTGTTCTACGGTATCAGGATTCTCGCCTTTCTTGATTGCCATTTTCAGGTAATGCTCATAGTAAGAATCAATAAACCGGTTCGTGAGCCAGACGATTTTATCATCATCAAAAGCTCTCCTGATAATCTGTTTTGCTATGTCGTGGTCGATATTTCCGAAATAATTTTTGAAGTCAAATAGCAGGACATAGCCATCTGTTCCATGATGTCTATAATGCCTCCGTAAATGAGTAACAAGCCTTTTCATTGCAAAGCTCGTACCCTTTCCTTTCTGGCTGGCTCCGTTATCGTGTATCAGTGACCTTGTGAGAACTGGAACCAGTGCATTGTGATTGAGCGATTTCTGTGGTACTCTCTCTGAAAAATGAACACTCATTATATCCCGGTGCTTTCCTCTTTCGTTCAGACCAAAACAGATAAAGCCTTTGTGTATATCCTCACAATAGGTCAGTTTCTTATTCGTGGCTGCTACATTCGTGAGCCTCCGCAGCATATAACGCTTCACGCTGGCTTTATAGCTGACACCTTTTGCCGCTTCTATGGCGGACTTCGACAAAGCATTTCGGCTGATGACTTTATAATAATCTCCATGTTCCTCCAGCACCCTCTCCCTTTTCGCTTCACGCTTAGCCTTTCGGCGTTGGAATCTTGCCTCTTTCCTTTCTTCGCTAGTCATAATTAAATTTCCACCGCTTTCCGGTAATAACCTATTATTAAAATGGTATCTGGTACGGCAGCCCTATATAAGCAGCTTTGCTGGTAGCCCTAACCGCATAGCATAACAGGCATGAAATACAGGCTCTCTACCAATCCTGTACCATGCAAGCAGCGTCCGCCTGATGTCATCCAGATACTTATTTACAGCCCGGTTTCCCATTGGCTGACGGTATATCCTCTCCTTCCATCCACTTGCACTGATTTCAAAATGCCGTAAACCGACAAAATCTACTTTGTCTCGCTTTAGTGGAATCAGACCGGCACATGATTCGAATTAGACGCATTCCAGTTGTTGGCATTCCCATTGTTGTTCACATTGCACGCATTCGTCGAATTGCCGCTCCTGACAGAAGCCAACCACCAGTTGCACCGACACAGAATTAACAGAGGATAACCCATATATGAACGCACCAGTTATTTACTGATACGGTCATTGTCGCTTTTATTCCATTTGATGATTTTACCTATGAGGTCACTAAACAAATCTGTAACCTCCCTCATGTTATCATCAGTTGCTCCCTCGCACTCGGCTATAATATCCATGAGCTGGAGCTGTAATTTATTGCAGTACGATAACGCCTTTTCTTGAAGTAACGCTCTCGCTGATAATCTTTCCGGCGTTTGTTCTTTGTTGAGAAATATATCGTTTGAATCCGATATACAATCCCTGATAGCCCTTGCGTAATCTATCGCTGGCTTTCCGTTTATGTATCTCCACCGCTTCGGTACATATCTGTCATTCATCACATATACCGATACTTTGTGTTTTAGCAATACCGCCATGTCAAGCGTATCAAATTGTGTTTCTCGTCGTGTCCTGCGGTAATTGTTGCCGTAGGTAAATTTTGGAGTGCTTTTCTGCTTTTCCTCTCCCCATTTATTTTGTTGCTCCTTTCAGAAGATATGGGGACCACAAGGGTCCCCGATTATTAGGATTGTGAGATTGCTGCTTACGCAGTGATACGGAAGCAGACCGGCACATGAGTCGAATTAGACGCATCCCAGTTGCTGGCACCCCCATTGCCGCTCACATAGCACGCACCCGTCGAATTGCCGCCCCTGACAGAAGCCAACCACCAGC